TATTCACACCTGTTATATATTCACACCTGTTATATATTCACCCAAGAATGTAAGCTTTGACTATATGGATTTTGCCTGAAAGCATCCAATAAATCCGGTTGAATGCGATCCACTCCAATCTTGCATTCGTCGTATTGCTGCTTTCCTCTAATCTGGCCATATTGCTCTTTTCCAGCCGGCATTTGAGACACAGTCGATGCATTCGGCACCCACATTCGCGGATTTTCACGGTCAGATTCTATTCTTGACATATTCACATTCATTTGTTGATTATATATTTGTGTGCCTCCTTGTGGCGTATAGCTCACTTGCATCGACTCTAATTTATTATTGTTATTTTGTCTATATGCTGCATCTACTATCACTTCTCCCTGCGTTTTTGCACCATTACCACCCACGTTGCCAACATATCCACACGTTGTAGTATCACGCTGATTTGCGACCGCTTGTTGGTTATGCAACACATATCCCACACTTGCTTGGTTTCCTACATATGAATCAGGACTGTATAAAGTAGTCTCTTTCATAGTTACCGCTGGCACATCACCCGGTGATAAAACATAGTTTTGCTTAACATTTGATCCAGCGTCACCATAAACACGAATATTTGAAGTATATTCTTCCTTTTTTGTAGGCCTAAATGCATCCATTATTGGAGCAATCACAGCTCCTATGGCTCCGCTAAAAGAACTCCTGTAAGTATCTGGTTGCCTCGATGTTGACCTATTATTCTCGTAATTAGTATGACTGCGTAGAAAATTGTCACCATCATTGGTCGGACCCCGTCCCATTGCGGTTGAAGGCAGCACATTTTTTGCCCCTAATTCAACCCTTTTAGGATCGGTATATGAGCTGGGAACATAACTAGCATTTTTATCACCGCCAGCAACACCATTGTATGACTTAGAAGTACAAGCACGGGTTGTAAAGTGCACCTCTTCTATCGGTCTCAAAGCCTGGGCTTTCTCTTGACCCGTGGTAGTTAGCCATCGATCTTGTGTATTGATAAAAAAGGTATCTGGGTGATACTTCTCAACCTTGCCTAATATTCCCACATTTTGAACGTGAGAATAAGAGGGTCCTTGATGGTTATCGAGAGAATATTCAAGCTTGGGGTTCGTCGCTACACGCAATTCATCGACTGTCTTGGGCAACCAAGAATCTCTTGACTCCATCCCTGAATTATATCCGTTGCTACCCTGAGTCGTATACCCCTGATTTAAACCGGGGCCAACATATTCCGATTCAAATGGCTTTACGTTGCTGCTTTTCATACCCGGATTGACGCGTGATTGAAAGAAATCGCTCATATTTGGCGTCCCATTTGCCCACTGCATATTTTCCTGTGGCTTGAACAGGGGTGCTTGTTCAATTTTCTTTATTGTCTGTGAACCGTTACCGATCATATTATCCAAGATAGTTTCAGCCATATCAACCCCATATACGTGACCTTTTATTTTTGCTCCATAAAACGGCACCATATTGTTATGCTTAAATTCTTTACTATCTAAATAGTTCCCATTGAGAGAATAGAAATCCTGGATGTCATTGCCCACCTTAACACCCGCATTTTGTTTTCTCTCGTAATAGTTTTGATTGAAATATTTATCTGTTGCTGCATTTGGATTTGGATAATTCTCCACAGTATCCACTAGTTCGTTCAAATTTGTAACGGGGTAATTTTGAGGCGGAATATTTGTGTTTGGTAATTCTCGTCTGTCTCCCATATTGTTAAATTCCTCTTGTATTGTTTTGAGACCTCGTTTTAACCTCGCTTCTTGTGCACCTTGACTATTTGAAGGCGGTTGATTTGCAATTATATACATTCCTCCTAATGCAATCATTGGTATGGCTAATTCCATCGATATTATATATATAAATTATTATATTTTTTATACAACATTTTATATTTTTACACATTTTCTCAATTATAAGCCTATTGTGGCTCAACATATAATATACATTTTGTAATAATTATTTATTTACAAAAATACCCTTATCTAAAAATGCCGTGCTATCTGTATTTTGAAAATCTCTCTCCTTTATTTCAATATGTCAAATGTCAAATGTCAAATGTCAAATGTCAAATGTCAATCTGGTAATAATTTATAATAAATAAATCATTTTCTATATTTAATTGTTAAAAGTCGTAGAGCAAGACATTGTCTGTGCACATGTGTTTGGACCACCTACATAACCACCTCTAACAACAGTTGTCGGCAGTGGTGTGTAATCATTTGACAAATTGCACGGTATCTGTGATATAAAATTGTCTCTCTCTAAAAGTCGTGTATTTAGGTTATTTTCAAAAGGACGACACGTATTCTCTTGTGGATTTAAAGGAGGATAATACCAATCTACTTGCTCTAGATCTCTAGCAGTCCACGCTGGCATAATAGTCCGGGATTGTTCAGTGGTCAATTTGTTACAAGTTGGAAATTGGATTGGCTTTGATTTAAAATCAAACCTTTGATATTCGTCTTTTCCTAAACAATCTTTACTTAACGGTCTGTTTACACCTAGAAGTTCGCTTTCTAAATTTACGGAATTTGTTCTCAAATTAGCACCCCATTTTTGAATAATAATTTGAGGGTCTGCTATATAAGCAGGAGTTTCCCCGTTTCCTGGCATATTCAACATATATCTACCAGGATCAGTCATTTGTTGCATTTTTTTTGATATTCTACAAGGGTCACTATTGAATCTTGTTTCAGCCATTTATAATAATAAAATAAATTATTTATATTAAAAATATTCTATATAAAAAATATTCTATATTAAAAATATTCTATATATCATATAATGAAACTAATAACAAAATTATTTCATTTTGTGTTATTGACAACTAAAAAATACAGCATAGATGAATCTCACGGTCTGTCTCACAGTATGAACATTTTGAATTACGCTCATAATATTTACAATAGTGAAAAAGAATCAAATCCATTTTTAGAGTCGCAAGAGAAAATCATTTATGTTTCGGCCATTGTTCACGATATGTGCGACAAAAAATATATGGATGAAAAAACCGGCATTATGGGCATTAATAAATTTTTGACTGAAACTCAGCAGTTAACACCAAATGAAATCGAAATTAGTAAAAAAATTATAGAGACTATGTCGTATTCTACTGTTAAGAGAAAAGGATTTCCCGAATTGAATGAATACCAACAGGCCTATCATATTGTAAGAGAAGCTGACTTGTTAGATTCTTATGATTTTGACAGGTGTCTTATTTACAATATGTATAAAAATAACAGTGATATTATAAGTTCTTTTGATTACGCCACTCAATTATTCGAAAACCGTGTTTTTAAACATTTTGACGACGGTCTTTTAACAACAAATTATGCAATTAAACAACACGATATATTAAAGGAAACCGCAGAAAATCGGATAAATTTTTGGCGTTCAATAATAAACAATAAAAATACATGATACATATTTAAAAAAATAATACTTAAAATATAAGCTCTTTAATTATTATATGGAATTCACCATAACAGAATTGGACCCAACGATATGTTTAAATATGATTGTAAAAAACGAAAGTAAAATCATTACTAGACTATTCGACTCTGTTCTACCCATTATTGACTGTTATTGCATTTGTGACACTGGATCATCCGATAATACCGTAGAAATAATCCAACGTTATTTCGAATTAAAAGGAATCCCAGGGAAAATAGTACACGAACCATTTGTCGATTTTGCCCATAATCGAAATTTTGCCTTGCAAAGTTGTATAAATATGTCCGATTATATTTTATTATTAGACGCAGATATGATTTTGGAAATAAAACCAGGATTTAAAAAATCGTTGATTAACAATTTCGATTCCCTTTTAATATTGCAAGGGTCGGACGAGTTTTATTATAACAACGCACGAATCATTAAAAACGATACGAGATTTTTATATGTCGGAGTAACTCACGAGTATATTTCTACGCCACCAAACAGCAAAACGGCAAACATCGAAAAGGATATATTATTTATTCGGGACATCGGTGATGGTGGTGCAAAATCGGATAAGTTAAGTAGAGACATTAGATTGCTTAAAAAAGGCATAGAAGAAGATCCTCGAAATGACCGGTATCATTTTTATTTGGCAAATAGCTATTATGATAATGGGAAATATGAAGAGGCGATTGAAATATATAAGAAACGCATTGAATTGGGTGGTTGGGACCAAGAACTCTGGTATAGTCATTATAGAATTGGCTTGTCATATAAAAATCAGGGAAAAACGGAAGCTGCCATTTCGGCGTGGCTAGACGGATACGAATTAATACAGAACCGTATTGAAAATATATATGAAATTATACAACATTACCGATTTATGGGTAAAAGCAATTTGGCATACCATTTTTACAAGATGGCAAAAGATGCTTTAAAGCTAGTTACAAATAAAGATAGCTATTTATTCTTGAATAATGATATCTATACGTATAAGCTAGATTATGAATATTCAATTTTTTCAAATTATTTGGGTGTTAGTAAAATAAACGACGAGATAATCAGTATTTTCAATCATTGTAATGAAAGTTACATTATAGACAATACATTGTCGAATATGAAATTTTACAAGGAGGTGTTAACACCGATTGGTTTGATCGACTTAACCAACTCTTTCATTTCCAAAATAGGAGGTAGCGAAGTCAAAGATCGTCGTTTTTATTCATCCTCTGCAAGTATTATACGCAATAGTCTTGACAAAAATGACGGATATTTAATGAACGTAAGATTTGTTAATTACATTATTGACAATAATGGTAATTATCACGATTGTGATGACCATATTATAACATTGAATAAATACGTATATTTGTCCAATTCATTCAACGTAATCAACGAAAAAATATTCGATTCGAATTTTGATGGGAGAAGATATATTGGCATCGAAGATCTGCGAATTTTTCAGTCAGCAAACGGTATTGATAGAGAACTACAATTCGTTGGAACTGGGTTGCATCAGAATGGCAATATTGGCATTTGTACCGGAAAATACGATATAAGAAATCAGTGTATTAATCCGATTGAGATTAAACCTAATTTTTCCAATTCTGCTTGTGAAAAGAACTGGGTTTTTGTCGATATTGAAAATGAACCTCGCGTTATTTATGAATGGTATCCATTGCATATTTGCAAAATAAATGAAGAATCACGCACTTTGGAAACGGTAAAAAAAATCGAAAATGTACCAAAAATATTTAAATATATGCGGGGATCAACATGTGGATGCGAGATAGGTGAAGAAATCTGGTTTATAAATCACATTGTATCATATGAGCAACCACGTCATTATTATCATTTGTTCACTGTTTTTGATAAACAGATGAATTTATTGCGTTACTCTGCTCCTTTCAAGTTTGAAGGCGAATGTATTGAATACTGTATTGGGTTGGTTGTTGAGACAGATCGCGTTGTTGTTTCTTATAGTACATGGGATAGAACGTCCAAATTGGCAATTTACGATAGAAAATATGTGGATTCAATTGTAAAATATGCATATGTCACAAGTAAATAATTTGAATAAAAATAATTTGAATAATAATATTTAAATAAATAGTATTATTTAACTGTATATAATGGACTCATCTTCTCTCAAAGAATTAATGGATAGACTAGAAAAGGAAGGTGTAAAAAAGGTTGAACAGTTGAAAACCGAGTCTAAACCGGACGAAAAAATGATGCAAACCCTTGTAGATATTATGAAGGACGGAGAGAAAGAGTTCATTAAAAAAACCGGAAGAAGGATGACTTATTCTGAAATGCGGCAAATGTATGGATAAAATTCAATAATTTTTTATAAGCGTATTATTGTGATCACAACTGTACAAATTAAACAATTCGGTATTTTCCATAAAAACTAGATACCATATATTAACCTCCCACATTAATGTTCCCTTATTATGGATAGTTTCAATGCATTTATCTTTCACAAGATCTGCAAATTCCATAAGTTTTTCTATATTACCGCCAAAAACCCCTCCCGCAAAATACCACGCAATTTGTCTATAAATATCCACATTGAGGGTTTGAATGCGAGGGTCGATAATAGACCCAATACGAACCGATTCATATTGTTTTTTGCTCAATTCAGTAATACAGTTTTCAAAATATGCATCACTTCCATTAAAAATATGATTAATACCAAAATCTACCCAGATAAATTGCAAACTGTTAAATGGGTTTAAATTTAAAGCCTTTCTTATAAATTCTGTTTTGCTGCACATTAGAAACATATAATCAATCGTGTCCTTTTCAGGAAAATCAGTATCTACGTTAAAACCGGTAACAGAATTCCTATAATTATACAAATAGATGTCATCTTTATTAATTGGTATTAATAAAGTATTTGCCTGATCATATTCAATTTTTTCAATAATCGAGTCATCCATAAAAATGATCTTAGGTACGCTCGAATTCAATAATTTTTTTCCGACTTCTAAATAGTGCAATGTTGTACGGTCTGCTCTATTATTCGATTTAGATAAAAAGCACGAAACTATTGTTGTCATTCCTTTTTTTAAATAATATAAATAATTTTTATATTATTTTGATTGCTTATATTCAATTATGCATATATCTGAAATTTGAGTATAAATCTACCGGATGCCCCATTTGATGCAACATAGGTGTTAAAAGCAGTATTTATTCCACTCGCACCAGCACATCCTGTATTTGGCCCAGGTGGAACACTTGGGTACAAACCGTTGCCAGTATTACTGTTTTTTCCTGATACTAGTGTCGGCAGATTTCCACCAACTCCAACGGCATTATTTATGCCGGATCCGCCACCCCCTCCTCCAATTCCACCTCCTGTCGCAGACCAAGGGGACGTGCTTCCTGTAGAATATGTAACAGGTGTTGTAGAACTTGTGAAATAGACAAATAATTCAGATCCTCCTACACCTCCAGTATTTGTCCCCGTATTTGGTGCACTACCAGCACTTGCTGCAGAACCACCGCCACCGCCATTGCCGTTTGCATCAGAAATTCCTCCATTGTTTGCATACGACCATACAATTGGCCCTGGAAAATAATTTGTAGTAAAAGAGGTTGCATTCTGATTCACATATGGTGTTATAGCGTTTCCATAAGACAGATTAAAGCCGGTACCAGGTCCTAGAATACCTGTTGATAATGTATTGGTGCCACCAGTACCACTAGATGTTAATAATGATGGTGATAAAATAGGATATATTGAACTGCCTAAATTACCGTTATAATTTATAGTAGCCGAATTATTTTGACCACCACTACCTCCCGCTGCAGAAAATAGAACCTGGGCATCGCCATTATACAAAATAGTGGCGGATGCATCTTGACCTGCACCATTAAGAATTGAATTATATACACCCCCTGTACCCCCATTTCCTATAGAAAAATTATATGTCAATTTTGAACCCACTTGAAAATTTTCTACCAACAACACTTCTCCACCGCCAGCTCCACCACTTCCAGATACAGCAAATCCTGTTAAAGCCGGGCTCGCTATATTACTCACGGCTGCACCACCACCGCCACCACCGACGAGCAATAAACTCATTAAACCATTCGATGTACCAAGACTAGTCACAGTAAATGATCCTGATTGTGTAAAATCATAATATTGATAACTTATGCCGTTAGAATCAGTATATATGCCACTGTTGTTTGGAGTCGTCGTCTCGATTTTCATTTGATCATAATTGACTATTGTCCTTCCATAATTATCTATTTCTATATTGTAATAACTATTCGGGTTTATATTATAAGTCACTGAAGTAGAATTGCTATTTGGATAAGGCTGTAATCCGACCTGATAAGTTGTACTATTTAAACTAGCTACAGTAATACCTGTTCCACCAATAATTGAAGCTACTTGTCCAGTTGCACCCGTTGCACCTTGAGTTCCAGTTGGTCCCATTGGACCCTGCGTACCAGTGCTCCCTTTACAACTTCGTCCTGTGTGCCCTTGTGGACCTGTTGGCCCAGTTGCCCCAGTGTTTCCTTGAGGACCAATTGGTCCCTGTGGCCCTTGAATACCATTTATTCCTTGCGGACCTAACCCATTCAATAAGCAACATCTTTGTGCTCCTAAATATTGCGGATAACTTGTCATCAATATATTATATTTTTATAATAAAATATATTATACATAATAGAATAATTATTATCTTGAAAATTTTACATAATAATTACAAGACTATGCCCAAATGATGCAATGAAGTGCAATAAAGAATGATATTTATTGGCTATATTTTTATCTTCTTTATAGTAACAATATTGATCTGTCATATACCCATAATAGTATAAAAATATTGTTAATAAAAACATGAAAGGAATTAAAAAATATAAAATGTAATCCATCGTATTTTTAGGTTTAATAATGTATAATTTTGTAAAATAAAGATAGCTCGCATAAAAAACGATTAAAAATATGCTAATTTGATCTAACATATAAGTATATATATTTGAATTTGAGTGAACAATAAGGGATGTTGTTAATAACAAGAAAAAGAGAAAAGCATAAATATAATATCCAAAGTAATATGCTATTATAATGTTTATAATAAATATAAAGCTAGAGTAAAAACAATAATTTGGATATATAGACATTATTTCTGTCATATTATATACTGCGATGAAAATATGCAGTTTTATGTGAATAATTTATATCGAATCATAAATAATCCAGATCCACCCCTTCCCCCTGGAGCTCCACCGGATCCTGTATTTGCTGAAGCATTAATATTGCTTGGGTTTATTGTTCCCGCACCATATGAATACAATGTCGGATAACCTGATGCTGGATTCGTATTTTTATAATTATACAAATAAAGACTTGGATTGTACGTTGGATTATTATAATTGGGTGCATTTAATCCACCACCTCCGCCTCCGCCGCAAACAGCACGACCATAGCTCGCATCAAAATAAATTACGATTCCATTACCTCCTGCACCACCTATTTGAGAAACACCAGGTTGCCCTGGGCCACCTGCACCTCCTCCTCCACCACCGGAATAGTTTGCCACTGGGAATGTATTATAACCTTGGCCACCTTGATTCCCGTAAGACCAAACCTGTTCTGATAAACCCATTCCTGGTACAATAATATTTTGATAATTTATTATTTTCGCGGTTCCCGGAGGAGGACTATTACTAGAGCCACCACTTCCTGATGATGTGCCTGCTTGTAAATTTGACGGTGTTTGAGTATTAATATATGAACCAGTTACACCATTCACTGCTGCGTTTATTGAGCCACCCGCACCACCAGCTGAAACAAACAAGTTGGTCGAACTTGCATTTTTAAGTATCGTGTTTCCACCGTAGGCTGAAATTGCACCACCTGATCCAATATTAACTGTATAATTACCGTTTGGTAATAGATAATTATTTACAAACATTAATTCACCGGCACCCGCACCTCCTGGATAAGGCGGATTAACAGAAAATACTCCACCACCCCCTCCTCCACCAATTAAACACATCTCTATATATCCGCCGCCACCACCTCCAGTATTTTGCATTGTAAAAGTGGCGTTTTGAGTAAATACATAGACCATATAGCGATTTTTATATATGTCGGTGTAAACGGAAGATGTTACCGAAGACGACGGTGACAGATTTGTTATATTAAATGACGTGTAATTTACTGGTATGTTAATGTTCGATTGTCCGTAGCCATTCGTCTTCCAAGAAAAGGTCGTATCTGGGGCAATATTATAGATATCACTGGATTCATAAATTGATAGACCTAGCGTATTGTTGGAAGAGTCGGATATTCCATTTACACCTATAATATCGAGCGGTCCAGTTTGTCCAGTTGGTCCAACGATGCCAACAGGACCAGCCACACCAGTTGTACCAGTTGGTCCAGTACAATTTAAACCAGTTGGTCCAGTGATGCCTTTTGTCCCAGATATACCAGTTAACCCAAATGCCCCTGTAGGACCCTGTAAACCAGTTGGTCCAACATTCCCGGGAAGACCAATAATTTTATTGGAACAGCAGTTTATTCTAGCTAAATAATCGGAATAGTCACTATAATACTTTTGCTTGCCGATTAAAGCATTTCTAAGTGAATTGTTATTGTTTGACATATTATATATTATTTATATATAATATTCATTATTGTGATAAATGTCTACAAAACGGACATAAATGACCTGAGGCGAATCTTTAAGCCAAAGGCGAATCTTTAAGCCAAAGGCGAATCTTTAAGACGAAGGCAACGGTGCAAGACATAGACGAATCGAACCAAGAGAAGCGACATCATATTTCACAACAAGTGGCAGATCATTTTCCAAATAAACCTCTATTTGAGAACACAAGTTTGTACATTTAATAAAATAACCTAAATTTTTAAGAGAAAACTCTCCCTGAATTACCTTGGACGAGTCCTGCTTCAAAATAAAACCCATACTTCCATCTGATTCAGCCCTGTTAATTTCTGCCGAAGCAAACTGTCCCGAGCACTTAAATATTAATTCATTACCAACCGACTTTATTTCCAATTTCTCTGAAATACCAGATAAATCTCGAATTATCTTTTGAAAATCAGCCGAAGGCAAATTAATAATAGACGAAAACTTGACATCCGGATATTCCAATTCCTCCTGCTCCGGCTCAATCAATCTCAACTTCTGCGTCTTGCATTGTTTTATATCGCCATTTTCGAATCGAAGAGCCAAATGCGAAACGATTCCATCTACATAATCCGAGTTTTCAATATAAATAGTAAGAGTATCGTCATTATCAATGGAATTGATTAATTTAAACAAATGAAACATATTCACACCAATAATAATTTTCTCTTTCTTACACTCGTAAAATTCAAAATTCTGTGCAGCTAGATATAAATGTGCCAAAATTGTGTGACTTTTGTCCATATTAATGATTCTTATTCCATCTGGCTGAAACGTAATATTGGTTTCAAGAAGAATATCTTTTAACGCAGTCATAAGTGTGCGAAATGGTGCAATTTGTACTGTTTTTATGGTCAATACATTATTTTCAGGTGAAGCATTTTTCAACGAATTTGACATTTATACTTATTTTTTAAAAACCTTTAAATACTTATGAATCTAATAATTTATTATTCATAATTATTTTTATAAATTTTATAAGGTTTGTTTTGTATTATACTTTGGGGACTCTGCGGTGTCCGAATCCGTATTTTTTCTTGGCATCTTTTGCCAGTTTCAAAGCCTTACTTCCTGGTTTACAGCCTTTTTCTAGTATATTATAATCTACTGCCGCAGCTTTACTTCCTGTTATGGCACTAGCTAAACGTGCAATTCCCCACGATTGTGCTGTTTGGTTTGGCCTTGATCCGGATGAATAATACGCCCCTTCTCCTTTGTTTATTATTTTTGCTAAAGACTCCTTACTGCAACCCGTTTTCTTTGCCAATTCGTCGTTCACGGTAATTGTCTGTAAATTATACGTTTTTTCTGCATTAATTATATGTTTGGATTTTTTCGACTTGTATGATTTCACACTTTTTCGATTAAAATAAATTCCCTTTTTGTAAAATTTACGCGATTTATTCAACATATCAAATTGCTTCTTAAAATCCCTTTTTGATAATCTTTTTGGCAAATATTTCAAGGCTATCTTTTTTTGTGTTTTTGTCATTATATAATATGCAATTAAAAATAAGTATTGATAATTTATTTAAATTTATTTAAACCCTTGAAGATTTAAAACCGTACCCTTTACACATTTCAAACGCGTATTATTTAGGTAAAACTAAAAATTTATGTAACAATAATTGTATTTACAAATAATTAGTTTTTTATATTATTTAATATTATATGAGTTGTCCCATACCTGTTGATCATGAATCTCCTAGTGTTGAAGTTTCAACTTGGGGTTACGAAAAAAAACCAATACCAATAGTTGTAAATGAATTAAATTTCATTCCAGGAGAGAGTGTTATTATAGAATGTTTAGGTAGTCATATACCTGCAACTATTATAAAAGAAACAGCTTATTATTTGGAATACTCTATTAATAGCACAGAAACACCGGGTGAACAAAATTTGTATGTAATAAAAGCATCAGAAAGTCCTATGAAATTTTACGGATTAAAAACAAGATTAAGACCCGTCAGTCCTTTTGGTATTCCTATGCCTACTACTGAAGAATTCACTAGAGATTACGTAGAAATACCACTAGTTGTAGGTGAATTAACATTCATTCCAGGAGAAACTGTTATTATGGCACAAGATGATAGTCGTACAGATATTCCTGAATATACACCTGTATGGTCTCTAACTATTGCAAGCGATTCAGCTGATAAATTTGAATACATTATTGACAACACAAACAAACCGAAAATAATTTCGCGTGAAAAAACTGAACGCAAAGGCATAAAATATTACAGATTAAAGAGTGATTTGGGTTTTGGCAGAAAAAAGTCTAGAAAATATAAAACTAGAAAATATAAAACTAGAAAATATAAAACTAGAAAATATAAAACTAGAAAATATAAAACTAGAAAATATAAAAGGAGTCGTCTTTCTAGACGAAAAAAACATCATTGAATACCATTATATTATATGAGTATACCGAAAGGTGCTGTTTTAAATCTTCAAGGGTGTAAATAAATATTTATTTATAGTTTAAGTCTAAGGCGACGGCTTCTGCGAAGACGCTTGGTATTGTGGCTCTTTCGGCAAAACGAACGCTTGGTTCCCTTGGAAGTGTACGAGCACCCTGGCTTGTTGTTGCAAGTGCGGCCTCTTAATCCTCGGCAAGCGGACGATCGAACACGACGACGGTAGTCTTGTCTGGCACTAGTAGATGGCATTTATATATTTATATAAGAAAATAATTATATTTTTATTATTTCTAAATATAATTATGTATAGTTATCAAAGTATTTATTGATACTTTTGGATTCAATGTCTATGACGGCGTTTTCCTCCGTGTGCGGGGGCAAGTTGTGTTGGCACTGTATTAAACGACTGTGTTCCAACCGCGGTATCAAAGCCATTCATTACTTCTTCAGGATTCACATTAATACCACTGGAAAATCCGCCTCGCATACGCTTCGATCCCTTGCGACCCCTCTTCATTGTTCCCATTTTAACAGCACCGAAATGTCCCTTCTTTGTTCCATACCCGGCCTTGAGCAAGCGTTTCTCCTTTTTAGCAGTATTATGCTTCTTCTTACTAACAATGCGACCGTTCTTGTTCTGAATAAGCTCGGTCTTTTTTAAACCTCCACTTGTCTTGTATGCAGTGCCGTGCATCACTTGGGCACGCGAACCTTCCAACATTTCATATTTATGCCCATTAATCATATAATGTCCGTGTGCGTTTTTTGTGTAACGTGTCATTATAATTTATTATAAGAAAAAAATAAATTTTTGTTGCTAAATAATAAACGCATATTTACTCGACGTGCATTTTCTCTAAAATTTATTTTTAATTGGGCCAATTATGCCACCTGGTTGTCCTTCCGTTCTTCCTAAAAAAGTTGTTGCCTGATATATGCCCGGATTTCCAAATTGTATTTTACCTCCAGAAGAATATCTTATTATATTCGCTATCCGTTCATTGGGTGTTTCAATAATATCCGGATTTACTATAATTTGTCTTGTTTGTAATTGTCCAAAACTGTTCTCTTGTGTAACATAATATACTTTTTTATTACTTGATGCCGGTAAACATTTACATACAGCGTCGCTCCCCCTATTATGTGCTGCGGCAATTACCTTTCTTATTTCTCTCGATGATATCGAACCTGGTCCAAAATACATTCTTGATAAAGACATTATAATATTCGTTTTTAATAAAATTATTAAATATTTATTCATATTAATGAATATTCTCTTTATTCGACCTCATTTTGGAATTGCAAATGGCTTATGCAACCAGTTATCGTTTTTAATAAATGCAGTATTATATTCATCAAAAAATAATATAACCAATATTATTGTAGATGATTTTTTAAAAGATAACACTTTATTGACTTCTTGTCCATTTAGTGAAATTATTGATATGGATAAAGCGAATGAATATTTACAAAAATACAAGGTAACCATTACTGACAAAAAAATGATGGATAATTTAATGAAACCGCATTTCTTGGAAAAAGAATTCTCTAAAATTACGCCTGGTGTTCAAACCAGCGTTTCTGATTCCTGGATTGATTCAGCAAATTTTTTCGATATTTTTAACAACATTGTTTTTAGACCCGTTTTTTATAATCTCAGTAATAATCTGATTACCGAAATTAAATCAAAACTTGGTCAAGACGTGAAAATAAACGTGATTCATCTACGCATTGAAGATGATGCTGTGAATCATTGGTCGAAATTAAACAATTTACGGCCTGATGTTTTTAAATCCGAATTAGAAAAAAAATATATCAACCTCATAAATAAATATATTAATAAATATGTCTTTACTATTGTTATGACATATAACAAAAATAATAATGTAATCAAATATTTGCAAAGTAACGGGTATTATTTTTTCACAAAAAAAACTGACTCAACCCTTGGTCGAGAATGCAATGCCATACAGGATCTGCTTCTTGCACGTAAGATGAATAATTTTTTTATTGGTGTGGAAGGCTCTACTTTTTCCAGCTTTATTGCCAATTCAGCCACTTATAAAAAAGGTATTTTTATTGATATAAACAACATAAATAAACCCGAAACTGTTTTTAATAAAGAATCCTAGTTACCTTTACTTTGTCGAATTAAAGAAAAATTGAAACCCATTTAAACGGATTCTCGTATAGTACCCTATACAATGAACGCCACTGATGTTAAACTCGCAGATAAATATCAAAGAAAATCAGATAAACAGCACATATTAGATGCTCCAGATACATATATCGGGTCTGTCGAATTAGTCGATTATAATCTATGGATTTTAACCGAAGATTCGCAACGTATATATGA